GGTACAACAACCGGCCGCACGATGAATTACCCATGAAGCCGAACGGGAAACATTACAGCCCGGCGGAGTTCAGAAAAAAACGCCTGGCGGAAGAGGACACTGAAATTGAATGGCTGTCCGATGTTGAGCTGCGGGATATGTTCCGGCCGATGGTGGAACGCCCTGTAAGACGCTGTGAAATACGCTGGCTGAATAATATTTACTACGCGCCCGAGCTGCGTGATGAGCATGGCCGCAAGGTGCTTATCAGCTATGACATTCATGATGCCGAACGAATTACCGTACGTCGCCTGGATGGCAGCGTGATTTGCGAGGCGGTATGGGACGGTAATAAACGCGAAGCCTTCCCGGTCAGCGCGGAATACTACAAACAGCAGCAACGCCTTAAAGGCATGCGTAAACGCGCAGAGGAAAAAATCCGCGATGCTGAGGATGAAGTGGTTAACGTGCTGGAGCACAAGCCGCAGGAGCCATGGCTGGAAAACATCTACCGCCCGGTGGGTAATACGGTGACCGTTCAGCGACCAGCCGTTGATGATGAACCTGATGAAGAATACGAGCGTAATTTCCAGCGGGGATTGCAGTTGCTGGAAGCGAAATTAAAAGAAAATGACCCGCTGGCCTGAAATAAAAAAATAACCCGAGCGGCGACTCAGGTTATTTGATTAAACAAAGGTATCTATATAAACGCGAGGTAATAATATGACCGATATTAACGATGTAATCAAGACCATTGATGAACTTATTGATGGCGGCGTACTGACGCAGTATGTCATCGCCAGAGAGGCGGGAATTTCCGACGGCACATTATCGGCTTTCCGCAAAGGGAAATATAAAGGAGACAATGATGCTATAGCAGCGACTATGCTCTCCTGGTACAAAGACTGGAAAAAGCGGCCTTCCCTGCCGGAACCGCCGCAGTTTGTGGAGACACCGACGGTACGGGAACTGCGGGCGGTGTTTCAGGCGGCACGCCTGATGGGCTGTATTAACATCATTGTGGGCGTACCAGGTGTGGGTAAAACAGTCACCGCCAGCAATTATTGTCAGGAGCAACCGAACACCTGGATGATCACCCTGTCTCCCGCGCATTCCAGCGTCACTGAGTGTCTGCTGGAGCTGGCAGAGGAGCTGGGGATTGATTACACCCGCGCGAACAAGGGGGCGTTATCCCGCGCCATCCGCCGTCGCCTGATGGGAACGCGTGGACTGGTGATTGTGGATGAGGCGGATCATCTTGGTATTGACGGTCTGGAGCAGATCCGGGCAATCCAGGACGCCACGAGTGTAGGGATGGTGCTTATCGGTAACCCGAAAGGACTGTTCTCAGAATCGCGTAGTGACACGAATAATTTAGCACGCCTGTTCAGCCGTATTGCCAGGGTTAAACAGTTGCATGAGGCCAAAAAAGAGGATGTGCTGGATATTGCCGGAGCATGGGGTATCAGTGGAGAGGAAGAGCTGGACGCCATGCAGGCTATCGCTGAAAAACCGGGAGCATTACGCGTTCTGACACATACGCTTAACCAGGCATGGATCGCTGCCAGCGGTGAAGGTACGACGCTGACAAAAAAACACATTAATACGGCCTTTAAAGAGGTTTATACAGAACCCGATTCGCTATTAAAGGTGTGATTATGGTTGTATTTAATATTCCTGATATTTACGGACGCTTTTACCTGATTAATTTCGATAACGTGAAGGTGATTTCACTGGCCGAAAATAAAGAATGTGGCGATTTACTTTTTGAATTTAATGACCGCACACGAATGGTGATATCTGCCGGACTTGATCGCGAAGGTGCGACAGAAGTTTACAGCGGAATATGCCGTTCTGTTGGTGCGAAACAAGTCAGCTAAATGAGGTGTTATATGAATATGCAATCCTGCGGTAACAAAATGAATTTATTCGACTCCCTGAACAGCGCGCGCCGTCTGACCGAACTTGCCGGTGCGGTACTGGAACGCAGCAAACGCTACCCACAGCGCTTTGCACTGAAAACCACGCCGCCGGTAGGTGAGGTTCAGGGGAGTGGTGAGGAAATTGAAATCACCGTTAAGACCAACGGCCTGCGCCGCCGTGTGAAGGCCACCCGTATAAGCGGATGCACGGTTTACTGGGAAGTATGAAGTTGCTTCATGGTTCGGCTCTGTCATCAGGTCAGACGCCGGGTCAGTTATCCGAACAAAACGAGGACCAGAGGATGAGTAAAGTCGTACGCATTATTTTCGAATACAAGGAGCACGTTATCCATAAAAACGCGGATGGAACAGTGCACATGGGGGTAAGTCTGGACATACGTTCAACCGGGATAAAGCAGAAAGGTGATGGACCTGCCATGATTTTTGGGGTGGTTATGCTCGCGGAAAGCAGAGACTTTGCTGAACTTGTGGCAATGAAAGCCAGTGCGCTCATGAAAGATATGAACATGAGTTCCGGGGTTATTAAAGGTAATGAATTTAATCAGCAGGGGTAATTCCATGAGCAAAGTACGCGTTATTTTTGAATTTGACCACGTAATGCATGAAGTAAAGCCAGCCGGTAATGATAGTAAGGAAATCACGGAGGGGGTTACTGCCACGGTAAAAATCGAACGTAATACAGAGAACAGACCGGCGGGACCCTGTGATGTTTATGCACAAATTCTTAAATATCACAGCCCCACAATTATTCAGTTTCTGACAGATGAACTACAGGGTTCCATGCAGGCTATGGGGGTGAAAAGCAGCATTGAGCGCCGTTCTTTGCAGAACGCACCAGATACATTGCAATAAGGAAAAACAAAATGGCTAAACGCGTTACAAAATTAAAGGCCGCAGCCGAGGCTGCACCACAGACCCGTGAAGAGGTTAGCCGCGATATCCGCACCCTGGGCGATATTCAGCGAGAGGCGCTGCGCCTGGAAACGGCAATGAATGATGAAGTGGCAGAAATCACCGCCCGTTATACGCCGCAGATTGAAAACCTTAAAAAAGAAATCAAAGTGCTTTTTAAGGGGATTCAGGACTGGTGTAAAACCAACCGCGATGAGCTGACGAACGGCGGCAAAACAAAAACAGCCAATCTGACCACCGGAACGGTGTCATGGCGGCTGGGAACGCCATCATGCAGCGTCAGCCGTGATGTGGAAGGTGTGATTGAAATGCTGCGCCGTATGGGCCTTGAGCGTTTCATCCGCACGAAAGAGGAAGTGAATAAGGAAGCGGTCCTGGCGGAGCCGGATGCGGTGAAAGGGATTGCCGGTATTAAGGTGAATAAAGGTGCTGAAAGTTTTTATGTCGAGCCTTTTGAACAGGATGCCGGACTGAATAAATAACACTGCATTAATCAATTAAATATCACTTCATTTTAATTATGGCGCTTGCGTCAGGGGACTGCTCGCGCCTGAATGAGGCATATCATGAGTATAAAATATCGTTATTTTAAAATGAATGAGCGCGATTCCCGTCATTATCACAGGGAATGGCTTGATTGCGCTGGCAGGGAGCGCCAGAAATTGATTGATGATTTTCTCAGTAATCATAGAGCTAAAGGATACCTTTACTTCTGGTGTTGTGGGCATATTTTTGTCACATCAATACTGGTTCATGAGGATGTTGATGTCGGAAGAAATAAGCGGGTGCTGTCTGATAAATTTGATGAAGATGGCCGCGTTTTATTTTCAGTTAAGCCCGACCGCAGATTCAGAGAGGGAAAAAAACTGAACAAAGCACTGAATATCTTAAACGAGAAGTTAAAACAGCTTCCGTCATTCAGTACCTGGATGGTTAATAAACTGGACTGCTATTTTGAGGTTTTTGGTGTCAGCAACGGCCGCACAGTTATGGCGTGCTCTTCTGCCGGGTTCTATGGCGACAAAGGGGCTGTTGTGGTTCGTATTCCTGTCGGTGAATCAGATAATGCCTTTTCACCTGAAAAGCTGCATCCGTCATTGATGGCAATCAAGCATTCCGAATTCATCGCAATAACGGAGGAATAATTCATGATTGATGCAAAAGTGCTTGAAGGGGTTAAAAACTGGCTGCGTATTTACGGACGTCTGACCTGCGGTGTTCTGGCTGAAAAAATGAATATGCCGCCATCCTCGATGGTTTATTTTCTGCGTGATGCGGTTGATGCCGGGGTGCTGACGGAATGTAACGGTTTTTATGATATTCCGCGTCCCCGCCCGGTGCAGCCGGTTCGTCGCAAATGCAGCCAGGAAGGTGCGGCTGATGATGTTCAGTGGTGCAGCTTCAGAAAATCCCTGCCGTGGATTGAGGGGCATGATATTCCGTCGATGGCGTGGGAATTTGCTCAGGGCGTACTGACCTGCGAAACCGTTTATGTGGTGGCTGAAGTTGATGAGCAGGCCATGAAAGAAGGCGTGCCCCAGTTTGTGATGGCGTATATCGACATCCGCCTGGGCGTCATTATCTGCGGTTTAAGCGGCTGGAATATCACCTCGCGCGTTCTGCGTTACCTGATTGTTGACCGGACAGCGGCACCGGCCGCGATTTCTGCGGAGGTGGCGTAATGTTCTTTAAAACTTCAAACCCTTCCGCGCTGGCTGCGTGGCAAAAATACCAGCAGGACTGCCAGACGGTAAAAGATGAGGCAAAACGCCTTGAGGCTGTGCTGAATGTTGCGTGCCGCCCGGTATTTGTATCCGGTATCAGTGGATTTTGTTTTAAGGGGCTGCGCTTTATGGATGACAAATATCCTTTTCATCGCGACTTATGGAGAAAACCGACTGCGTCGAATGGCTGGAGCTGCACGCCGCGCACATCACGTATACCTAAAACCCTGCGTGTTGCCTCTGATGAACTGAACAGTCTGTGGCGTGAATATTCGCCCGTCACGTATGCCAGAACCGATGCGCTGTTGTTCTGGCTGGGCATTGACTTCTCGGCAATACTGTTTGGCCCCGTTAAGTGGTTCTGCGTTGACAATGTTATTTACCTTCAGTGCGAAGATGATTCCGCAAAACGGAAAATGACCGAAATTCTGTCTGATGAGTTTTATGCTGCTGAAAAGCGAGTCAGGGGGTGATGTATGATGATATTACAACCCATGGGACGAAAAGGTCGGGCACCCGCTCATGTCCGCGCATGGACACCTGAAGAAGATGCACTGCTGATTGCGCTTTATCCATCCACCCCGGTTAAGGATATTGCTGTCAGAGTAAAAAGAAGTTACTGGGGAGTATATAACCGGATTGTTTTATTACGCGGTACTTACCCGGAGTTGCTCAAATGCAAACGTCCCAGATTTAAACATGATGAAGATAAATTTATCCGAAAAAATGCCAGAACAATGACCGGTAAGCAAATAGGAGAATATCTGGAGCGAGACCGGGATTCTGTCCACAATCGGGCGCGATATATTGGCGTAAGCATGAAAAAATACGGAGAATTACTGCCTTTTACCCGCATACCTGACGATGATGTTCATCTTATTCGTGAATTACGGGATGCTGAATCACCACGACGTCTTACCTTCCGGGAAATAGGCGAGAAATTTGAATTATCCGAGAGTACGGTGAATTTTATTTATCACCATCGCCGGACTGCCGGGGATGTTGTATTACGGGAGTTAACGCCATGATAACGACCTTATTTGTTGAATCAGACGAACCTCTGGTATGTGCCGCCGGGATGCCGGTCTGTGGCGGAACCCTGACTGGGGTTTATTTCGGGGATTTGCGCGGTTATCCCTGGCATTCACTGAATGATGCTTTCCCGCCTGATATGGAGGCTGTTGTACTGATTGTTCAGTACGGTCACCGACAGGAGCTGCGCATCGGCCATATCGGGTATGAAGGTTTTTTTGTTGATGAAGAAACCGGAGCCTGCCTTGAAGATGAGGACGGACAGGTGACGCACTGGTGTCATATTTCGGCCTTACCGGAATTACAGGGGATACATAATGGATGAGCAAATTGTTGAATGTCCCACCTGTGGAAATGAGGCTCCGGAGTATCTGAAAGAGTGCCCACATTGTGGTGAGGTAAAATGTAATCACTGCGATATGGGCGACGACACTGCATGTATGAATTGTGAGGATTAATAATATGGAAAAAGAAATCAAATTTGCTCCTAAAGATATCGACGAAGAACTGGCTAAAATCGGCATGCTTGAACGTATGCGGGACATTATCGAATATGCGATAAAAGAAAATCTTGCAGCCAGAGAAGCCCTTTTGATAATGGAGCGGGAGATTAACCTGATTAAGGATGCTGTATCTCTGGATAATAAAATAGCCCGCGAGGAATACGTTCGCCGCAGGCTCGGTGTTGATGGTTCAGCAATTCTTACATCTGAACATTATGCAAAAATTTTTAATCTTTTTCAGCGGTAATCCCCATGCAGGCCCGGAGATTGTCGAAATGCCAGTCGGTATTAATATATGAGCCATCCTGGATCTCTTCTGCATTTTCCGGGGTAGAGTTTTTTTGAGCGAGATTGATAATATGTATTGCCTCCTCACGGGAAATAACCCCCTTATCGAACAGGGTTACCATAAGATTTCCAGCCATTGTGAATGCGGCAACATCAAGGGCATTTTTTATATCTGACATAGATTTTTCCTTTTATGTTAATTGACATGGCGGTGCGGTAACACCGCCCATTTTTTATGGAGCCACGATAATGAATCGCGCTTCCCTGATTACCTTAATACATGTCGCAAAACGCGATCTACAGCTTGACCGGGAGACCTATACATCCGCGCTGCTGGCAGCCACCGGCAAAACCAGCTGCCGGGATATGTCACCGGATGAGTTATCCCGCGTGCTGGATGTTTTCAAAAAACGCGGTTTTAAAGTGCGTCAGAACCCGGTTAACCGGGCCTTAAAACCGGGTACAGTGACCGCTAAAATTCGCGCCATCTGGAAGGTGATGCACCGGCAGGGCTTTATCTCTGATGGTGCGGAAACCGCCCTTAACCGCTGGGTGAAATCGCAGACGGCCGCGCAGAACGGCGGCGAAGGTGTGGCAAACTGGCAGT